ATAATCATATGGATGGCAAAGCACCTACTCTACTGACTATGCAAGGTGGCAATAGAGAACCAAAGGTTGCAACCTATTCTGCAAAAGGTGGTAGGATTGTTAACAGAAGACTAGATGAGAATGGTATAAGAAAAGATAATCAATTAGAGTTACCTTATACTACTCAAGTAGAAGTGAGAGAAGATAATAAAAGTAATTGCCTTACTACAGTACAGAAAGATACTGTCATTGTGGAAGGTATGACGTGGCGAAAGCTTACACCTATAGAGTGTGAGAGATTACAGACTATGCCTGATGACTACACTAATCATGTATCAAAGACTCAAAGATATAAGATGATTGGTAATAGTTGGACAGTAGATGTGATTGCTCATATCTTTAAAGGTATGGAGTTAAATGAGTGGCATGAAATGTATAACAACAATAAGGAGAATGTATAATGAATAGATATTATGTAGAATTTAAAGATACAAAACAAACTAATGGTACTGCTTACCTATATGTTATGGCATATAGTGATAAACAAATACGAGATATGTTTGACGAGTATGACATAGTAGCAATAGATATAACAGATTAGGAGATAAATATGTGGGGTAGAATAGTAGACTTTTTTAATATAGATTATCATAAGAACTATGGTGAAGGTACAAAGTTTGACCTTGACTATGGAAAGTTATTAATAATTGCATTATGTATTTACATAGCAGTCAAGGTGTAGTATAATGCGAGGTAATGATGATATAAAGTATATGATACTTACGTTGTTTGCTTTTGTATTCTTTATAGGATATGTGAGTTTAGCATGAAAATAAAAAAGATAAATCCTATTGCCAAAGTATTATTTCTTTTTAATAAGCAAGTAGTACAAAATAAAAAAGGCAAAGGTTCATACAAAAGAAAGGAACGATATGGAAAACCTAGAACCAAGTAAACCTAACAGGAAAAAGTTTGATATGGACTTGAAGTATGGTAAGGTAAGAGAAAAACTTGTGGCAGATATGTTGCAGGATAAAAAGATAGAAGTCAAATCTGAAAGAGATGTATGGCAGAAGACAGGCAACATTGCCATAGAGTATCAGTCATATGGAAAGCCAAGTGGTATACAAACTACTGAAGCAGATTATTGGTTTCATAATTTATGTATAGGCAAGGAAGTGTTCTGTACTTTAGTATTTGATATTAATAGTTTACGTAAGATTATTGATAACTTAGATTATAAAAAGAGTGTGTCAGGTGGTGACCATAATGCAAGTAGAATGTATCTACTAAACTTGCAGAAGTTATTTTCATCTGATGTAATCAAAACATTTAAAGGAGAACCAAATGGATGATTAAAAAAGTTTTGAAGGATAAGAAGTATAGACTACTACGAAAGTGGGAAGTCACAGTAGTAGAGATAAATAGAAATACTTATGTTGTAAGTGCTAACAATAAGTGGGATGCAATGGACAACATGGAGTCAATGGAAAAGCCTACCTTTACAGAGAGTTTAGATTCTGTCGTTGAGGTAGTAAAGAAAATTAATTATTCATAGGTGAATTATGGAAGAAAGGTATGATGATTTCATGGCAAGAAAAATAAGAGAAGCACAGGCTAATGAACAGTCTGATAATAAAGAAATGAACTTTATTAAATATGGAAAGGATGAGCATGAAGTATATCTTGCACCTCATCTAGTGGATAAATTATCTACAGAAGAGGACATGGTAAATCATCCTACTCACTACAACAAATCAGGTATTGAATGTATTGATGCAATTCAAGCAATGACTGATGAAGGTTTTGAGTTCTACCTTCAAGGAAACATTATGAAGTATCTGTGGAGATATAGATATAAGAATGGTGTTGAGGACTTGAAAAAAGCAGAGTGGTACTTACATAAACTAATAAAGATAAGAGATGGTCATGGCTAATCTTTGGGATGATGACAGAAAAAAATTATATAAAGAAATTTATGAAGAACTAATTCAAGAAGGTTATACACCACAGGAAGCAAGAAAGTATGCTAAACATGAGGTGGCAGACAAGATTGATAGTGACACAGACTTTATAAATGAAATCATAAAACAGGAGTATGAAAATGAGTGAACAAAGAAATGAATTTAGTGGATTTGTAGATGGTGAACACGTTGAGTGTGTTATATCTTATGATGAAAGTAGAGACTTATATGAATGTATAGTTGCACATGATGGTAAGATAGATAATAAGTTTTATTCTATTAAGAGAAGTGCAATGGAAACTATTGCAAAGGTACTAACAAAATGGAAGGAATAATATGAGTGAGTCAAAGGTAATAAAGAAAGGTAGTTGTGACAGGTGTGGTTCATCTGATGCAAATGTATTATATGAAGGTGGAACTAAGTTTTGCTTTTCATGTAGAACTTATTCAAAAGGAGAAGGTATGGAACAAGTACAAAAGCCTATATCTATAAATAGTAATCATCAAAATTTTAGTAGTGGAGTTGTAGATGGTATCCCGGATAGAGCAATCAAGAAAGAGACTGCAAACTTTTTTAATGTCCAAGTATTACACGATAGAAATAACAATGTGGTTAAGCATATATATCCTTATTACGACATTAATAATAGTCACGTAGGAAATAAGATTAGACTTGTATCCAATAAAGGTTTCTCTTCAGAAGGTAACTTACCTAGAGCAACTATGTTTGGACAGAATAAGTTTCCTCAAGGTGGTAAGTATCTTACTATATGTGAAGGTGAGATAGATGCAATGTCTGCCTATGAGTTACAAGGTTCAAGGTGGGCAACTGTTTCAATCAAGAATGGTTGTCAGTCTGCACTCAAAGATATTAAGGCAAACTATGACTACATAAATAAGTTTGATAAAGTAGTATTATGTTTTGATAATGATGAGCATGGTAAAAAAGCAGCCATCAAGGTTGCTCAAATATTTGAACCTAACAAGTGTCTTATTATGGACATGAGATATAAGGATGCTAATGAGTATCTTATACATGGTAAGAAGCAAGAGTTTACTCAAGACTTCTGGAACGCAAAGCCTTATACTCCTGCAGGTATACACAACCTTGCAGATATTTCTTCTAGGATATATGCAGAGGATGATACTCAAACTTGTCTGTATCCTTATGATGGATTGAATGAAAAGCTTTATGGTATCAGGACAGGAGAACTTGTTACGTTTACTGCAGGTACAGGTGCAGGTAAGTCATCCCTGATGAGAGAACTTATGCATCACTTACTTACTAATACAGAACATAACATAGGTGTATTCTCTCTTGAAGAAAATATTACTAGGACTATGTTACATATCATGTCAGTAGAAGCAAATGACAGATTGTATATCAAGGAAGTGCAGAAGAACTATACACTAGAGCAGTTACAAGAGTTTGAGAAGAAGACTATAGGTACAAGAAGGTTCTATGGCTTTGACCACTTTGGTAGTATTACTACTGATGAGATACTTAATAGAGTAAGATATATGGTCAAGGCATTAGACTGTAAGTACATTCTTATTGACCATCTATCCATACTTGTTTCAGGTATTGAAGGTGAAGATGAGAGAAGAAACATTGACCAACTTATGACTAAGCTACGTTCACTAGTAGAAGAAACTAGGTGTGCAATGTTACTTGTGTCTCACTTGAGAAGAGCAAGTGGTGATAAAGGACAGGAGCAAGGTAAGGAAATATCCTTATCAATGCTTAGAGGTTCACACTCTATTGCTCAAATATCAGATGCAGTTATTGCACTAGAGAGAGACCAACAAGCAGAAGACCCTACCATAGCGAATACAACTACTGTCAGGGTACTAAAGAATAGATATGCAGGTGAGACAGGTATCTCTGCTTACCTACTATATGACAAGGACACAGGAAGATTAAAAGAGATTGAGAATCCTCTTGAGTCAGACAACCAATCAGATGTAGAGGACTTTTTATGAGAAAATTTGTAGTAGATATAGAAACTGATGACATAAAAGCAACTGTCATTCATTGTATTGTTGCCAAAGATATAGACAAAGGAGATGTTTTATCTTGGCATGGAGATACTCTGAAAGACTTTGCTAAGTGGAGTGAGTCTGTAGATATATTTATTATGCACAATGGAATATCTTTTGATGCACCTATACTTAATAGGTTGACTGGTAGTAAGATAAAACTATCACAAGTAAGAGATACACTTATCCTTTCACAACTCTCTGACCCTGTGCTAGAAGGTGGTCATTCACTCAAGGCATGGGGAGAGAGATTGGGATTTGGAAAGTTAGACTACAAAGACTTCTCTCTC